ACAACTATAGGTATTGATCTTGTTGCCATGTGTGTCAACGATGTGATTACATGTGGTGCTAAACCATTATACTTCTTGGATTATATTTCCACTGGTAAAGTATCTCCTCTTTTGGATGATATCATGGAAGGTATCATAAAGGGATGCTGGATGGCAGACCTGCAACTATTAGGTGGAGAGACAGCAGAGCATCCTAGAACTGCACCACCACCTTCAAGTCCTACTGACATTGATCTAGCAGGATTCTGTACAGGTATAGTAGAAGAGTTTGATTATATTGATGGCAGCATCATTAAACCTGGTGATGCGATCATAGGTATAGCAAGTAGTGGACTGCATAGTAATGGGTACAGTCTAGTAAATGATATGTTATGGAGACATAAGATCTCCTATAAAGATAGTCATATAGGAGAAGGTATAGGAAAAGAGTTACTTGAACCCACTAGGATCTATGCACCTACTGTCAAACGTCTGTTGGATGAGGTACCTGTACTAGGTATGGCACACATCACAGGTGGTGGACTGGTTGAGAATGTATCAAGGTGTCTACCTAAAGGATTACAAGCACACATTGACTGGAATGCATGGCCAATGCCAGATATCTTTAGTAAGATTATGCTTGCAGGTGAGGTGCCAGAGGAGGAGATGAAGAGAGTATTTAATATGGGTATTGGATACTGTGTCATTGTCCCACCAGATGTTGTTGATGATACTATGATTTTAATTGATCATCCATCACAAGTTATAGGTCATGTAAGATGTCCGATGTAGTCTGGTCAATCAATATTATGATTGGTATCCTTTTAGTTGGTACTGGCATTGCTATCTACTACATAATGCAGTACGATAATTTTTGGCCAAATGGGAGCGATGACACCACCGAGCAGGAAGAGCTGCTACAACTTTCGAGTAACGAAGATTGATAAGGTACTTGATGGTGACACTATAGATGTTACAATTGACCTAGGGTTTGACCTTTATAAGAAAGAACGTGTTAGAATAGCTGGGGTGGACACACCTGAGAAACGTACACGTAATTTAGAGGAGAAAGCACTTGGAATCGACGCAACCAACTGGCTCAAAGAGAAATTGGATACCACCATTGCTGGTGACGACGAGCTTACTATTAGGACTGAACTTGTTGGTGGTGTCGGGAAGTATGGCCGCTTACTTGGGTGGCTTTATATCGGGGACAGCATTCTGTCGCTTAACGAACAAATGATTACGGAGGGATATGCTTGGCCATATGACGGAGGAACTAAGCAGAAAGACTTTGAGGAACTACGTGAAATTAGGAGAACGTATGGGACTTTGGACGAGTCATGAACAGGGTACGCTTAACATGAAGGCTGAAAGGACACAGCGTATCATTATAGAATGGCCTTTAGAGAAAGATGACACATAGTTATACTAATCCCTCTGAGAAGCAAGACCTTGCTCACTTAGAGGCAAATATTGAGGATGGACCTGTTGATGAACATGGGTTTAGTAAAAGAAAACCTATCAGTGATAGAGAATGTATCTACAAGTGCTTAGACAATAGTAGAGCACTTGCTGGTCTGGATAGAAAACAAGTAGAGAGGTTAGCAAAACAGTTTAACCCTCACAATGCTGATGAAGTTAACATTGAATCTGAATACCCCCCATTATGAGATTAACACAAGAAGTAATCGATAAGATTGCTGTTGCGATGCAACACACTAAGAAAGATGGTACAGTCAACTGGAAAGATGGTGACGAGATAGATGTATGTCTCGCTGGCACCTTTGCCAATGATAAATTTATTACCCTCATCAATAGATCCAAGGAAAAATGAAATCAGATTTATTAAATTTACTTAAGCAGCACTATCGGTATGGTGATATCATCCTATCGTCAGGTGCTACTAGTATGCATTACATCAACTGTAAACCTGTTGCTCTTAGTAATGAAGGTATCAAGTTGATAGCACCACTCATGCTTAAGGAAGTAGATAGTGATTCATCAGCAGTAGCAGGTGTTACCCTAGGTGGTGACCCATTAGCAACTGGTGTCTCAATCACATCACATAACCTTGATGCTCTTATAGTACGTAAGGAACCTAAAGGCTATGGTACTCAAGCAATGATTGAAGGACCGCTGCTCCCTACTGGTACAGTGGTGACACTCCTTGAGGATGTGGTTACTACTGGTGGTAGTGCTGTTAAAGCAGTCAATGTGCTACGAGAAGCAGGTTATGTGGTCAATAAGGTAGTTTGTATCGTAGATAGACGAGAGAACAATGAAGACCCATTTACTGAAGCTAATCTTGAGTTGGTCAGTCTATTTAAACTGGAGGATTTGTCATGACTAAAAGAAATGAAAAGGAGATAATAGCAGCATTTACTCACATGGCTGTTAATGAATTGGGTGGATCGTGTCAACACTTCGGGACATTAAACAGCGTAGGTCGCTCAAGTAAGAAGATTGTGATAGAATATGACGTACAACAAACTAAATAATTAGGTAAAGAGAGGAAACCTTTATGGAATCCATAGAAAAGCACATACAAAAAGATAAAGAGATCCTTGATGATCCTACTATCAGTCCTGCTGCACGTAGGCATATTAAAGAAGAGCTACATGAACTAGAAGTTTATGAAGAGCATCATCACGATGAGATAGAAGCAGGAGATCATCATGATCCTAATGCTATAGAACTATTCTGCGAAATGCACCCAGATGAGCCTGAGTGCCTAGTATACGACGATTAACATGAAACTTTTTATTGATTCAGCTGACGTAGAAGTTATACGTTCAGCATTTGAAACTGGATTGATCGATGGTGTAACAACCAACCCTACACTCATAAGAAAGAGTGGTAGAGATCCAGAAACTGTTTACCAAGAACTAATCGATATGGGTGTCAGAGACATCAGTATGGAAGTTGTTGGTGACGATGAGATCATGCTCGCAGAGGGCAGAAGACTTGCTAACAAGTTTGATGATCGAGCAACTATTAAAGTTCCTTGTACTCCAGAAGGACTATGGGTGTGTAAACAACTCAAGTCTTCAGGTGTAAAGGTCAACGTTACCCTTATATTCTCACCTTCACAAGCAATCCTTGCTGCTAAGGCAGGTGCTAAGTATGTTTCACCATTCGTAGGACGTGTGGATGATAACTCATTTGGTGGTCTATGTCTTGTTAAGGACATTGCTAATGTATTTGCAAAGCAAAACGTATTTGAGACTGAGGTGCTAGCTGCCTCTATAAGAGGAGTAAGACAGGTAAGCACTGCCTTTTCATACGGTGCTAACATTTGTACTATACCACCTGATATTTTCTGGGGAATGTACAACCATATCTTAACTGAGAAAGGATTAGCACTATTTGATGCAGATTGGGCTACAGTATGTGACGAGGCCAAAACTGTCACATAGGGGGTTGACCCGTACCGTACACCATGGTAATATAAATAAATATTACAACTAAGACAGGCCCGAAAGAATCGTACCCTGCGTAGATGTATAAAAGATCCCTGTCGGGGGGTCTATCATCCGCAGGATTTTTTTCTTGCGAGACACTTACAAACAATCATGTCAATCAAATCAACAATCGCTGCAGTAGCAGCATCTCCATTCCTTCTCGCTGGTGCCGCTTTTGCTGGTCCTTATGTGAACGTTGAGAGCAACCTCTCATATCCTGATGGAGCATATTCTTCTGCAGCTACCGATATCCACGTTGGATACGAAGGCGGCGAAGGCAAAGTAGCTTACTACGTACAAGGTGGACCACAGGTCAACCATACTGAAGCTGCTGGTGATTCAGACCTAGACTTCTCTGGTAAGGCAGGTGCTTCTTACAGCATCTCTGACGCTACTAGCGTATACGGAGAACTATCTGGTGCTTCTGACGAAGATGCTACTGGCGATTCTCTAGTTAACTGGGGAGCAAAAGCTGGAGTTAAGTTCACATTCTGATAACAGAAAGTGATATAATTATAAGGGAACCTTCGGGTTCCCTTTTTTAATGCTGAAATGCCATGAAATTTGAAGATTACTACAAGGAATTCTGTGAAACATTTGGGCATCCATTGTTTATGCTACCTATGATGATGATTGGTGTCTTTCTTATGATTGAGCTCATGCATACCAATGAGCACTATGATAGGGAGAACGGTGATGCTCACGGATATTGTGGTCGTCAGGAGTGGGTCAAAAAATTACAGGGTGAATATTATTGACAGTGTTGAGAAAATAATATATAATTAGTCTCAGGGAAAATCGACTTTTCGTTTCAAAAAAAGTCGATAAAAAAATTCGGACAATTTTTCGTCAAAAACCAATTTTATGATTCAGTCAATATTGAAGAATGAACTCTATATGGGTTACATTTTTGGAATTATGATTTTAGGCGGTTTCATCCGTCAGTACCATGTCTTAGATGACGTATATTCACTAATTAAGAGATATGTCAAGGATAATCGCATCCTCATTATTCTTACTAGTATTTTCGGTGGTGTTTTACCTATTCCTGGTAGAGTTGCATTATCAGCACCTTTATTAGATGCTATAGCACCTACAGATAAGAAAAAACGCAGTGCTTTTGGTATTATTGATTATTTGAGTACACATCATTATTACTGGTGGTCTCCATTGGAGAAAACAGTAGCATTACCGATGGCAGTTTTGGGCATTAGTTATTGGGGATTTCTTCAATATACGATAGTTCCACTTACCATATGTTTGGCATATACGTGGTGGTACATATTTTCCAAAGTTGACCCTGAATCAGTAGTTCCTGATATGAGCAATATTCGTGAATTTGACTGGCAAAGGGCATTACGTGGTTGGGCACCTTTTATTGCTACATTATGGTTCTTACTTGCAACTGGTAAAAGTGGTGCAATCTTCTTTTTCCCTTGGTTTGCAGCAATGGCATGTTACTACAGTATCCTCTGTAAAGACTGGAATTGGGGTAAGTACTTAGATGGTAAATTCGCTATTATTGCGACTGTTGTACTCGCTCTTGGAGGGGTTGTAGGGCAGATTAAGGAACCAGTAATGGCATACCTTAAATCAGCAGATCCTAGCATGATTATACCTGTTTCTATCGTTGCAACCATTGCAGCATGGATAATGGGGTCATCTGGCAAGTATGCTGGTATGACATCTGCATTGGTGCTAATATTTGGTGATAAATATCTCGTCTGGTTTCTAGCAACAGAATATTCTGGATACCTTCTATCTCCAGCACACAAGTGCTTGATGATAGGTCAACAATACTTCGGTACACCTATTCGTAAGTATTATAAGGTTCTAGGTGGTCTCTGTGCATGGTTAATTGGATATGCCTTTATAACAACGTTTGTAATATGAACTTTGCCGTATATTCAAAGGATGGATGTCCTTTTTGTGATAGAATCAAACAAGTCCTAGAGTTAGGAAATTTCAATTTTGTTGAATATAGTCTAAATAAGAACTTTGACCAACAAAGTTTCTATGGTGAATTTGGGGATGGGGCAACTTTTCCTCAAGTAGTCGTAAATGGAAAGAAATTGGGTGGTTGTCAAGATACAGTTAAGTACCTTAAAGAACACAATTTTATCTAATGGAACCAGAAGATCAACTCATCGATATGATTGAAAAAGTCGTAGATGATGCAATGTTTCAACACAAGCATACATTTAGGATGCGTTATTATTTGGATCTGAACAATTTCACTAAAAAGACAGTAACTGACTTTTTAAAAAGTGGAACAGCAAAGAATGTAATCTCTACTATTGAAGATTTAGATCTTTTGATAGAAGGAGGTCATTCTGACATAAGAGAAGCATACCCTAACTGGACTAGACCAGAAGCGAGGGTAATTCGTAAGTATTTGAATTCAATTTTACAAGATGCAAGGGAATATCAAGGAAAGAAGGGCAAGAACAGACGTTCTAAATAAAGGTATAGAGGTTATGCTCCCAAGGAGCAGGAGGAGAGAACAACCTAGTTGGTTTGATCGAACCTTCCCGTTGCTAAACTGGTTTGTTCGTGTTAGAATAGACATTAAGCAAGGACCATGATGGAAACGAACGTAATTCTATTTTTTTCAGCAGTGGGTATGTTTTTTACCCTAGTGCTAGGAGCAGTGATTGGATGGATCTACAAATCTACCGTAGACACTCATACACTCAAACGACAGATGAACAACCTTCACCCCGAATTCTTAGATGGTAATGGGGCATATATCCAAGAAGAACTGCTTGCAGTTAAATTTGCAGATATTGACGATTACCTTGACGAAGATGCCGAGGAGTGATATAATTAACAGTAAAACTTGAATTGAAATGGCACCAAAAAAATTACCTAACGATGCCTTGTTAACTGAGATACTCCAAAAGGTCTCATCAGCTAAAACCAAAAAGGAAAAAGTTGATCTCCTTCAAGAGTATAACAATCCAGGACTTCGTGCGATTCTAATCATTAATTTTGATGAATCACTTAAATTCCTTCTACCAGAAGGAGCACCACCATATAGAGCTAGTGATGCACCCGCAGGAACAGATCATACTCGTTTAGATAATGAGTATCGTGGTTTCTATAGATTCTTTAAGGGTGGAGATAGTACCATTAAGGGGATGAAACGTGAACAGTTATATGTTCAGTTATTAGAAGGTCTTCATGCTGATGAAGCAGAATTGGTCATACTTGCATGTAACAAAGACATCCAATCTAAGTATAGAGTTACTAAGCAGGTTGTATCTGAAGCATTCCCTTCAATAGAATGGGGTAATCGTGGATGATCTGGGCAAGTAATGATGAGGTTCAGGATACTGCTGCACAGTATAGTATAACTATCCTTAATATTGCTTGTAAAATAGAAGCATCTAGGGATAGGAAATTACCTACTAATGCATTACTTGTTCATTATCTGGATTTAGAGAAGGATGGAGAGCATTTAGTAGATACCTATGATATTGTCATGGGTTCTAAGGTAGATACTTTCGATTGCTATTATGACAAACTCGGAAAGAACAAACTCAAAGCCATCGGATTCTGTGGAGGAACAGTTAGACCCCAACAGTTCGATTCAAAGTCTTATCTCAAGTCAGGTAACTGATCTGTTTAAGGTTAAGGCAAAGAAGCAGGATGATTGGCTCTTCAACGAAGATGTTGAAGATCACGATATAGATGGGCTAGCGGATACGTTGTTTGAATCTCTATACAGACACACTAACGAAATAACTCCTAATGAAGGACAAGAAAGCAGCCAAGAGAATCATCAAATTAGCGAAGAAACATCCTGATTGGTATAGCAAACAGGATGTAATGTATGCTAAATTTATTAAAAAACGTGAGAAATTAAAACAAGATGAACGTAAAGCTAGTGACAGTGACCCCAGAAGCAGAAAAGCAGATGGGTTACATAGCAAGAGTGAGCAACCCAAACAACCAAGGAAATCCAGCAGTAGCAGGATTACTAGGTTACTGCATAAAGCATGGTCATTGGTCAGTCTTCGAGCAGGCTCACATGACAGTCGAGATAGAGACAACTAGAGGTCTTGCTGCACAAATATTAAGACATAGATCTTTTACATTCCAAGAATTCTCACAGAGATATGCTGACACTAACCTGTTGGCAGATGAGATTCCTATGTTTGATCTTAGGCATCAGGACACTAAGAATAGGCAGAATAGTACAGATGACGTACCACCGAACAAGAAACAAGACCTTCAAGAAAAGATTGCAGAACATTTCGTTGAAGCGATGGATCTTTACAATGAACTCCTCGCTTCAGGTATTGCGAAGGAGTGTGCGAGATTTGTTCTCCCGTTAGCAACACCGACCCGAATCTACATGACAGGTAGTGTTCGGTCATGGATCCACTATATAGATTTGAGGTCTGCACACGGTACTCAAAAAGAACATATGGATCTAGTACACGAAGTAAGACAGATCTTTAAACAGCAGTTTCCTATCTGTACAAACGCTTTGAATTGGGAGTTTAAATGATGCCAAATTACGCAGTAAAAAATTACGATACAGGTGAGGAAAAAGAATTCACCATGACTGTTGCTCAGTATGAGCAATGGAGATCCGACAATCCCGAATGGGAGAAGAACTGGCAAGCTGGTACTATGTCATCTATCAGTGAGATAGGTGATTATCAGAACAAGCTTCCGCAAGGTTTCAAGGATCGCTTGAATAATGTTAAGAAACACCATCCTTACGCTAAATTCGACAAAATCTAGTATGCCTGTAAAAAGCAAGAAGAAACCAACAATGGTTGGATTATCGACCAGACAAATGAGACGCAAACCTATCCACTCTACCCATCTATTAGATATTAAACCCATCACACCTACCCAAGAGAAGGTATTTGATGCATGGGGTAAGAATAAGAATCTATTTCTATTTGGATGTGCTGGTACTGGTAAGTCATTTATTACAATCTATCTTGCTCTTAAGGAGATACTTGACGAAAAGACACCTTATGATAAACTGTATATTGTAAGGTCACTAGTTCCTACTAGAGAGATTGGTTTCCTACCAGGTGACCATGAGGATAAAGCAAACTTATATCAGATACCATATAAGAATATGGTAAGATATATGTTCGAGATGCCAGATGATAATTCATTTGACATGCTTTATGCTAACCTTAAGGCACAGGAAACCATCTCTTTCTGGTCTACATCATTCATCCGTGGTACCACTATCGATAATGCTATCGTATTGGTCGATGAATCTGAGAACCTTAACTTCCACGAACTTGACTCTATTATTACACGTCTAGGAGTTAATAGCAAGGTTATATTTGCAGGTGACGCTGCCCAAACTGACTTGATCAAGGCACACGAGAAAACTGGTATCATGGACTTCAAGAAAATCATTGATGACATGGATGAGTTTGAGAGTATTCAATTTAATATTGATGACATCGTTAGGTCTGGTCTAGTCAAATCTTATTTGATTAGCAAATTGAACCTTGGAATTTAAACATTTAAACTTACACGATTTTCCTGATCTAAAAGCAACAACTACTAAGGAGGGTAGGAGGTACCAAGTTGAAGGTGCTTTCTATCCTTCTGTTACTACTGTCATAGGACATTCTAAAAAGAAGTCCATTATGGAGTGGAGAAAGAAAGTTGGGGAAGAGGAAGCGAATAGAATCTCTAAGAGAGCATCTACTAGAGGTAATAAGTGTCACAAGCTTTGTGAACTATACTTATTAAATCAAGATATCAGCAAATATAAGGATGACCCACTATCCATGGGGTTATTCCATCAGATCAAACCCTACCTAGATAGTATTAACAATATACATGCTCTAGAAGCACCTTTATCTTCTAAGATGTTAAAGATGGCAGGACGTGTAGATTGCATTGCCGAGTATAACGGTGAGCTTGCTATAATTGATTTTAAAACCTCAACTAAGTACAAACGTGAAGAGTGGATACACGACTACTTTGCACAAGAGACAGCTTATGCTATAATGTTTCAAGAGATAACTGGTCAACAGGTCAGGAAACTCGTTACTATCATCGCTTGTGAAACAGGCGAACCACAGGTGTTTGAAATTTATGACAAGTTTAAGTATGCTCGCAAGCTTAAAGAGTACATTGACGCATATCGGAGCGCATATGGCGAGTGGTAAAATCGATGAGGTCTTTGAAGAAAACTTCATGACATCAGCCAAGTTCTCGGTAGAGATAGAGAAGATTGTTAAAGAATCTGAACTTAACTATATTGAAGCAGTAGTACAGTTCTGCGAAGACAAGAATATAGAGATGACAGGTATCAATAAGTTGATATCTAAACCATTGAAAGAGAAATTAAAATATGACGCACAGCGTTTAAATTACATGAAGGCAACCTCACGAGGAATGTTGAAACTGTGACAGGATTTGAAGTCTACAAAATGTATCTTGCTTTGAAACTTCACTTCACATCCGACACCTACGATTATTTCCAATATGGGGGTACTGCTAAAGCATCCCAGAGATCTTTTGATCAACGTAAGGATAAGTTCTTTTTTGTCAAACTCTCAAGGAAGTTCAAGGACTTCGAGCTACGCGATTTTTTCGTAGCCAACATGGTCTCAGAGGATAAGGTATATCCCGCAACATTAGTGCGAGAAGGTGCCAAGAACTACTCTGACTACCTCAAACGCAAGGAAAGTCTTACATACCAGTTCAAGGAGGATGTAGGCACTCTCCATGACCTTCAAGAGGACTTCGAGGGATTGTTCACTAACACAAGTGTCCACCCGCCCCTTGTCAAAGCCTACTTAGGTGCTAAGATAAGCATCGAGACCCTCACAATATTCAACAAGATCTTCCATTTCATCCCACGGTTTGATAAAATCATCAGTGACGAGATAGTCTGGAAGCCACTACGTAATAAGGTAGTGAAGTACGACCCCTTTCTCAGTGTAGATACGGGTAAATATAAGAGTATAGTTCAAGCACAGTACCTATGAGTAACTTTTTTGATTCAGATGTAGTAAAAAAAGAACTGCAGAGTATGCAGGATCTCTACATGGAGATTAATAAAATGGGACTGATGCTTAGTGTCGAGGATAAAAAAGAGCAACTGCAAAAGATGATGAGATTGATAGATCTCCAGCAGACAATGTTCATGAGGGTTACACTCTCAGATGATCCACAGGCAAAACAACTAGTCTCACAAGTCAAGAATGCCGCTTCAATGGTGGGAATGTCACCAAATGACATTAATCCCCAGTTTTATGACGGTCTTCGTGACAATGTACAAAAGATGATTGACCAATTACCTACATAATCCTAATGCATTTATTATTAACCTTGATTTGTATTTCGCTTATCGCTGTAGCACTTGGATACAGCATTGTCCGACATTATGATCCTCACTAAAGTATGGAGGATATGGAAGTATGCCTTGGGAAGTTTCTCGGATCATACGACTACAGAGTATGATAATGCGGTATGTGCTGTTCGCAGTACTATTTTCATTACTTACCTTGTTACTAATTGTTTTATTACTGCTGGCGTGATACGCCACTGGAATCCTATGAGTAAGATTGATACACAGGGCATGGGAGCACCCATGACACCCGAACAATATGCAGAATGGAAAGCAAAGGGTGGAAAGGATTCGCAGGAATACAAACCTGCTATTGTCACCCCTAGGAGAATACATACTCCTGAAATTGCAAAGGAGTTGAAAATTCTTATTAATGAAGTATTAGATGAGAGAGAGGGTAAGAGTGGTATCTCTTACTTTGATACTCAACATTTCAAACATACTGTAATCGAAGAAGAACCACCTTATCAACCATACCAATGAGACTAGGCGTTTTATGTTCTGGCAACGGAAGTAATTTTCAAAACATACTTACTAACCCCGCTTGCAATCATCACGAAGTTGTGATAATGATTCACAACAAGAAGAAATGCGGTGCTGCGAAGAGAGCACACAAGTTTGGGATACCCCATTGTTATATCCATAACAAAGACGAAGATCAGATAATACAACTACTTGAAGCATGGCATGTAGACCTCGTAATCCTAGCAGGATGGATGCGAATTGTTACAAAAGACCTTATTAACGCTTTTCCTGATAGAATAATCAATGTACACCCTTCTTTACTACCTAAGTATAAGGGGTTACATGCAGTAGAACAGGCAATGGAAGCAGGTGAAGAATATACTGGTGCCACTGTCCACTACGTAACCGAAGAACTAGATGGTGGTCCTATCATCATCCAGTCAAAAGTCCCCATAATGCCAGATGATGATGTTAAGTCTCTTACAAAAGCCATTCAACGGCGTGAATATGCAATTCTACCAGAAGCAATTAGACATGTTAAGCACAAGTTACAGGAACCGAATAGTGGATATATGTTGCAGGATGATATCTACCGACGGATCAGTGGATCTGAACGAGAGAATTTGGATGAACAAATTATGCGCCCACAACAAGTCTGCTGAATCCTTAGCAGGAGCTTTATTATGTCCTGACTTCATTGAAGATGCTAACCATTGAAACTGTTAAATCAGAGATAGAAGTTACCGATAATTTTTTACCTAAGAAACAATTTGAACCATTACAAGAATGGTTTATGTCTCAATGTGAGTGGATGTATAATTCATACGTTGTAGGCGAAGGAGATCACCCTGATGACTACCAGTTCACTCATATGTTCTGGTATCCGAATCGTGGGGTGGTCTCTCCTCATATGGATAAGATAGCACCTTTACTAGACAAAATAAATCCTGAAGTATGGATTAGGATTAAAGCAAACATGAGGATGAAGACAGATGAGGTTAGAGTAGGAGGATACCATACTGATGTTGGACCATTTGGTCATACAACATCCATATACTATATCAATAGTAATGATGGACGTACTACCTTTGAGAATGGTGAAGAGTTTCAGAGTGTTGAGAATACTTTGATTACCTTTCCATCAAGACTAAGACATGCTGGATCTACTCCCAGTAGCACAAAAGCACGTATTGTGCTAAACTTAAACTATCATAGAATTGCATAATGGATCTCTGGAAGAACTATAAGGAAGCATTATGGGAAACTTTCCCAGATTTTGAGAAGCAACCTGTATGGGCTGACTGGACAGGTAAGGGTGGAACCCGCCTAACAGCAACAGTATACACAAATGATTATTTTATTAAATCAAGAGAAGTCGATATCTGGGATGACAAGTCCTCTATCTACAACAATATTCTTTATCCTAAGTGTGGTGCAAATGGATGGGCAGGTAATTTGCCTTGCTTCGGCATGGATCTCATGGGATTCAATGAGAACAGAGTTATTATAGTATTTGACTTCCAGCATCCAGTAGAGCATTACTTGATGTCTGTACCTGGTCTACCAAAGACAACAGAGACTTATAGGTTCTTTGAGATGGGTAACCACTTCTCTGAAAACATCTTTGTTAGGAACTGTAAGATGAGTGAAGTGGATGAGCACCTTGACATGTTCAAGCAGTATCTGCTAGAATATAAGAAATTAATTGAGTGGGAAACCCCAGACGGTACTAATGCTTCTGAGACATATAGAGATTTCGATAACTATATGAGAAGACTTGACCCCGTTGGTCCCTATCTTGCTGGTAAGTTTGGTAAGGAACAGTCAGAGCAATTAGTGAAAGGATTTTTATTTAACTATGG